ACCCTTAAAGCACTATTGCTGGAAGTACCTTTTGCCATTGGCATCAGCGTTTCCTGCTTGCTAGGGCTTCACTCAGCCGCTTTCTAAACCGTTCTGCCACGCCATCTTTACGCCCAAACACAACGCCTTCGACTGTCTCAGCATATGGGAACAGCGGTTGATATTGACCGCGCTTGCGATACTTGGCAACCATCCTAATCTTCTGCCCGCCTCTGCCACGATAGCTACGACCGTAACGCTCCCAAATACCTTCATTGGCCGCACCTTGCATTCCCTTCGGTATGCCGCTGAAGTATTTAGTGCGGTCGTTGATTAACTTGTTGAACGTGCCGCGTGTGATGTTGCCAAACTTGTTCAGCCTTGTGTGCGTGGTCGGTATCATCAACGCCCTATTCTTAGGAAAGCGTGTGCCACCCGCAATTTGGAAGCGCAAATATTCAGCGCGGATTGGGTCGATAAACACTTTGGCCGTTAGGTTTTGCTTATTGCTTTTCTCATAACGGAAGCCAGACTTTGTAAAGCTGGTTGCGCCACCTTCAAAGACTTTATCAGCGCGTTCACGCAGCGTCTTTGTTGATGCTTGACGCGCCACATCATTCAGTGCGCGGCTGGTCGCAAATGGTATCTGTTTCTTTTGGATATCATTCAACCCGCGTGTAAGCTTCTTGATGTCTGCTTTTATGCTTATTTGCATCAGTGGTGTGTCTCGCTGTCTAATTCCAATATTACGACTGTGCCGTGGCAATCGCGTGCGTCAAAAATAATGCCATCGCATTCAGTGCAATTGATCGTGCCACTGTTGGCCTCAACAATAGCATAAGTCGGCTCACCACATATGCCGCAATCGACTTCATTCTCAAAAAACAAACAACAGTCATCCATCGCGCTAGGTTATCCGCAAAACAAAAGGCGGTCAATGCCGCCCTTTGCTTCCCCTTGCTGTTGATGTTATTATGAAACTAAAAAAGCGTTGAAATGATGCTTAAAAAGATTATCTAGTTGACTGCTATCAATCCAGCGATGATGGCTATAATCCACATCATTATCGCTTTCGCCAATATAATATTCATATCTACATCTCATAAATGATTTATCACTGTTGATCATTCTTTGGTCATAAACCATTACAAAATCGTGATGCACAGGTGTAAGTTCAGGCCAGCCATCAGTTTTGCTGTAATCTCGCACATATTTCCAAATCATTGTTCACTCCAATCTGGGTTCTCTATCATCCCAGACCCGTGACATACATCGCAATCATCTTGCACTTCGCTGCCACAAGGGTCATTGGCTCCGCGCTTGCCCACCCAATAAACAAGCCAGCCATCGCCCAGACATTCTGGGCATTCAATTTCATCCCTCAAACTTATTGCTCTTTTGCATATTTTCTTTTGCTGTGATGACTTGCAAGTTCCAAGGAACGTGAAGCCCACATATTTTTTTGCCTCTGATCGGAACAATATGATCAACGTGATATTTTATATAACCAGCTTCATCATTAAGAAGTTTGCATTTATGATAACGCTTTGCAATGACCTTATGGTCAACCCAATCAGGGGTCGCCCCTTTTTTGCTTGCTTTATATGCCGCCTTTAAAGCATTTAAATGCGCTTTGTTTTCTTGCCTATAAACAGTATTTGCTTGCCGGATTTTTTCTTGGTTCATTGGATCATTACGATACTGCTCTTGATATGCAATAATCTTGCTTTTATTTTTTGCATAATATTCCGGCCAAAGATGACGTTTTTTTCGATTATGTTTTGTCCAAATTTCTTTAGCCTTATCCTTATTTTTGCTCCAATATTCTTTATAATATTGCTTGTTTTCTTTTGACCACTGCCTTTTGCAAACTATACAGCCACCTTGGCTAGTTTGCCTTTCAGCAATGTGACCTTGTTTACAAGGCTTGCCGGTAAAGTAACGTGACAATCCCTGCGCTTTAGCTTCTTTGCGTAAAATTATTTTCATATCAACCCCCAAACCGCACCATCAATGCAAAGATGTTGTAATCATCTGTAATGGCATTAGTGCCAAACGTGATGACCAGTGCGGTCACAAACAGCATTCCAATTGTATCCCTAACCATATCAGACCCCCAATACGCTATGCCCACGACCCCGCAAGCACTCATTCAACCATTTGATCTCCGCACCAAACTGCAAAGGCGATAACGCATCATCAACAAGCTGGCGGCACTCAGTAACGTCACGCTGGTAAAGCTGCGCTTTATCACCGCTAACGCGCAGATCAGCGACCGGCGTATAACTACAACCGGCCACCAATACTGCTATGACCATCAGGCCGCGCATTAGTAAGGAGCCTTGTCAAACATAGACAGAGAATAATAGTCCAATAACTCATCATCTTCTGATAGGTTTTCTAAAAAAATTTTTCCGCAATCTATAATGTGTTGCGGTATCAAATGCAGAACATCCATACCAGCCGCAGTAGCGCATATTGAAAATGCGTTTTGCAGTGCATTATTAGTCCTTTTAGCCCGCCTATCCCAAATATAAATTTCATAGAATAAAGCTTCTAATTTTATTGCATCATCTTCTGTGATTTTAAATTTAAAATTCATAGGCATTTTGCAAACTCCCGTTTTGCTGTGATAATTAAAAGTCGTATCAGGTTTATTAACACCTGTCTACACCTTTTTACACATCAGCACCAACTTTCTTCAATTCGGCAATTACGTCTGGCCGGTTTTGCTTGTAAAAGGTACGCATTCCATCACTCAGCCTTTGCCACTGATCCAGCGTGATCATCTTGCGCTGTGGCGGTGTCCATTCGCTAGATTGCCCATTGAAAGGCTTAGAATAGCCTGTGGTGCGCTTTGGCTTCTTTTTGGCATCTCTTATGCACCAGTTCTGCCAAAAGGCTGTCAGGTCGATATATGCGGCTTTGTTGCCGTTCTGTTTATCCCACAAGCGGATTGCCTCTAGCACTTCGGCTGCATCCAACCCTTTGCTTTGAGCAAATTGGCGATCAGCTTCATCAGGTTCCCAGTCAACAACTTTGGTTTTCCCCTTATTTCTTTTTAACGGTTCTCTATAGGTTATGGGTGCATCTGCTGCGGGGGTTTGTGCAGTCATTTGCGGGGGTGCAAGATATGCGGGGGTGTATTCTGTTGACCTTCCAGACCTCATATTTCTAAACAAAAAGCCGTCATCTTCCAGCTTCTTCAGCTTTGACTGCACTGTGCGTTCGGCTGCGCCTGTCACCTTGGCAATATGCGCCACAGAAGGCCAAGCAACGCCCCTTGCGTCATTGTGGTGGTTCGCAACTACAATCAGCACCAGCTTTGCTAGCGGGTCATTTACAGGGGCATCCATCGCCCAATCTAGTGCTTTAATGCTCATCGTGCAAAATCTCCAAAGTTAGGGCTGCATAGCCGATAATGTCCAACAGGCTGTCAACGTGGCTGCATTCGCTGTTGGCAAGCCTTGACAGCTTCATTGCAATCATCATCGCGCCAAACTGCTCCGGCGTTACATCTTTGCCAACCACCATTGACATCATCTGACTGGTTTGCGTCCAGTTTTTACGCAAATCGCCATAGCTGGCACCGCGTTCGTTCAATATTAGCTGCACTTTTTCCAGTGCTTCAGATCGTTTCATCAAATTCCCTCACAATATGAAATTCATCAATTGGCACTTCTGCCATCAAGCCATAATCGCGCTCAATCCCGCGATCCCGTCTGCCGCCTATCGTTGTGGCAAAATCCACCTTAAAGCTGCAAGCCCCGATGCAGTCAGTCCAGCGCACTATCAAAAAAGTCGGTATGCCAGTCTCGAAAGCCACTTGCCGCGCATACATCATTTTGTGAAGATGGATCAGTGACGTTTTATATCTATTGCGCGGAAATGTCCTGCACTTGACTTCGGCAAATGCTTCGATCTTGCCTTGCCGCGTTAATGCGAAATCTAATTGACAATATTGTGGCAACTTAACCGGTTCGCATTTCCACGCTTTGCCGATTTCACTAATCGTCAGCAACTCCATTTTCAGATTGTGTTCGGTTTCCAATTTCCACTCCTTTGTGTGTCATCTTGCATATTTCGCAGACATAAACATCGCCCACTGGCTGCAAATACCCGCGACACTTCGGGCATCGGCCTTGTGAATATAATATGGCAAATTTACCATCACCCTTTTGGATCATTAAAATGACCTTTCGGAAAAAACGGTATGACGTTATGACGTTTTAACGCTCTTGCCACATAATCGGCTTCGCAGATAGCTAATGGATCAAGGTTGCCGGTGTTGCGTTCGTAAATCCAGACCTTCACGCCCGTTCTGCCTTTGACGATGTTGACGGTCAAATCTTTCACATCGATCCACGTTTCGCTGGAAACCATCGTATATTCGCGGTCGCCAACCGTCTTTTTGCCGATATCGTCATCCATTCAAATGCTCCCGAATTATCATCATTGCCGTGTCCAGATCAGTTTCAACGGCATATCGCCAATCATATTGTTCAGCCGCATCTTGATTAGGCGACCAGCCAGCAAGCCCGACAATAGCCGCCACAGGCAAGCGCACGCGGGTTTTCATTCTATCGAGACGGTAAAACAGCACCGGTATTTTTTCGGCCACCGCAGCGGCTGTGCAGACTTGTGACCACCAATCACCCGAAACGCCGGATTTATATCTTTTGCATTCGATGACAAAAGGAAAGTCGCAATCATTCGTCACCAAATCGCCAAGATGTGCTTGCCGCGTTTGATCCAGTTCCCGCACAAAATTCAACCCAAGATGGTCGAAAAGTTCTTTGGCTATCTCATATTCATAGCCGCGACCTTTGTTTCTTGATTTTGATCCAGACATAGCTGCCCCCGTTTCAGTTGCCCTAGCATTGCCCAAAACGATCATATCTGTAAAGTTAAAAAATAACTGTTGCCATTTGGGAGCGATATGGGCTAACGTGGTGAAATGAAAAAACGGGAAATCAGTGAACTTTGGAAAACCGCAGGGTTCAGCCATTTATCTGCCAGTCAGCTTTTACGCTCACCGGCCAAGTGGATATTTGACTATCTGCACCTAACAAAAGAACAGCGGCAAGAAATTGGCGTTGGTGAACGCGCTGCAATTGGCACTTCAGTGCATACGGCAGTGCAGTCTATTGTGTGCCACGGCGCAGATATTGATGAAGCAATTGAAGCCGCGCAGCTTGCTTTTGATTTCCACCCAGCCGATGAAGATGATGTGTTGCGTGTGAAGTTTCGTGAAGTTATCCCTGCGATGGTTCATCAGGGTGTGAATATTTGTGTAGAAAACGGGTTCACAGGCGCAATCGATGAAGAACGCATTGAATGTTGGTTGGATGATGTGAACGTGCCGATCCTTGGCTTTGTCGATTTGCTGGTTGAAGGCTCAATGTTTGCCGAAATGAAAACTAAAGCACCGCGCAAAACAAAGCTGTTGAAAGACGGGTCGCAGGGCTGGGCAAAGGCCACACTGCCTAAAAAACCGGAGTTCGCGCACATCTGCCAAGCTGCTATTTACTGGCACGCACTGCGGGTTACGCCATCAATCATTTATATAGCAGAACACGATGCGATCATCTTCAACGCATATAACTGTGAAGAATTGCAAGCTGAAGGCATCAATCACGCGCTGAATGAAATGCGTCAAAAAGCATTGATCCGGCAAAACCTGTTGACCGTTAGCACCGATCCAAAAGTGCTGGCATCAATCACTGATCCCGACTGGGGTCATATGTATCAATGGAAAATGAAACAAGAGTGGCTTGAAAGGGCAAAAGAGTTATGGAAAATCTAAAACTGCACGCGGCGTTGGCCGATGTTAGAAAGGCTGCATCTGTCGGAAAGTCTGGCAAGAACCCGATGTTCAAATCAGAATATTCAACGCTTGGCGATGTGCTGACCGCGCTTGATGTGTTGCCCGAATATGGGCTGTCATTCGCGCAATATTTCCAAGACGGTGCGCTGGTGACAACTGTTGTGCATTTGGAGACTGGCGAAAAGATTAGTAGCTTTTTGCAGATCAGCCCAGAAAAAGACACGCCGCAGTCATTTATTAGCTGCGTGACATATTTCCGCAGGGCAAGTTTGTTGACGATGTTCGGATTGAATGCGGCTGACGATGATGGTAACTTAGCTAGTCAGCGTGGCGCGTTTCCCTCCCGTTCGCAGCCTGCTAACAAGAGGCCAGTCGCTGCATCCACTCCGGCGGCTGGCCTCGCCTCCAACGATGTTTTAGCTGAAAAATTAGATGCCTGCAAAAGCGTGCGTGATGTCAACGCGCTTTACACAACGCTGTATGGTGGCAGCGGCATAAAAGCACCAGCCGATCAAATTGCAATGTTTAGTAAACGGAAGGAAGAAGTGCAAAATGACTGAATATGACAACACCAATCGCGGCGCGATCTTTAAGAACAACGACAAGACCGCCGAAAATCAGCCAGACTACACTGGCAAGATTAATGTGGATGGCGTTGAAAAGCGCATTGCGTTGTGGATACGCGAAAGCGCGGCTGGCAACAAATATATGTCAGCCTCGATCAGCGATCCAATGCCACCAAAAGAACAGGATGCGCCACGCGCCGAAAAAATGCAGCCTTTAGAAGATGCGATCCCGTTCTAAAAAGAAAATAACCTATGCACCGGCCTCTAATGCTTTAGGTCGGTGCGTATGGTGCGACAAGACCCTGCGCCTCAGTGATCCAGATTGGGTTGTTGACGGGGCAAAACAAATTCTTCATCTGGGATGCTTTAGGGAAAGATTGGATATTTTAAATGGAAATCGAAAAGAACGTGCCACTAATTGAGCCAAAATCAGTTTTGGCTGACAAAATGGAAATTGGCGATAGCGTACATTTTGAACAATACAAATTTGCAATGTCTTTGCGTGACGCGCTTAGATATCGTGGTTATAAGTACGCAACCAGAAAACTTGAAAAAGGTGGTTGGCGGGTTTGGCGGCTTTCATAGCCGCCTCACTTCTTACCAAAAAACTTGCTTGCTGAACGCATACCAAAACTAGCTGCAACAATAGTGCCAAGCGTGTATTGATAATATTGCGGCATTGCCTCAAGTGCAGTAAAACCATCAGCGACAATAGCCCTGCCCCAATCACCGCAAAACGCCAAGATCAGCGGAATGCTAAACAAGATGGTCAACCATTCATCTTTCCAGCTTGTTGATGTGGCATCAGCCATCTTTAAATCCCAGTCAATTTCGCCAGTGGCTTGCTTCTGGGCAATAGTGGCCGCTGCTTTGGCTTGTGCGACCTTTGTTTCTGCCGCTGCTTTGCTGGTTTCAACTTTGCCTTCAAGCCACGTTGACGCAAGATTTGCCAGCGGTGATATCAATAAATTAAGCATCTGATAAAGCCCTCATCCGATCAATTAACCGGCCAGCGCGGTTTGGCACTTGCCTTGCCCATTTGCTATCTGCCATCTGGGTTGCGGCCTCATCATAATCATAGTTGGCTACAGCTGCACGCAGCTTGAGGAAACGCCCAAGGCGGTTTCTGCCCAGATTAAACGCCATATTTGCCAAAATTAGCTGGCATTCTTCCGGCAAATCATCCCAGTTTTCAAACAAGGCGCGGCAATCTTCCACAGTGACCGCAATATCAAGCGCAAATAGCTGCCGACAGCGTTCCGGCGTAATCTGCGTGCCGACAGGTTTGCCATATTCGGCATCAGCTTCGCGGATCAAATGCCCGATGCCAACTGTGGGCAGACCGTGTATGTCCAAATATATATCTAGCCGCACGCCCTCATCACTGGCAATTTCTTCCCGTAATTGATCTAAATTCATCGCCTCATCTCCAAAACAACAGCCAGCGTTTTATCCCAGCTATCACGTTCCGCAGCTTCAGTAAACCGCGTTGGCGACACCCGCATAGAGTATTGCCGTACTGCCGTAATCGGCAAGAACAAGCACCGTCTGGCATTGGGTGAAACAAGGCACAAAACATCATAATCTTCTTTCTTTGGCAAATGTTTTGCTTTAGAGCCGTGACCAAGCTGAAAATGGTGACGCGCAGATCGACCATCTTTATTAGATAAAAGGCTAGCAGTCTTAATCTGACAGCGTAAAAACGTCTGACCCAAAAAGGCCAGCGCGTCAATTCTATCCATCGGGCAATGCGTTGCTTTCCAGCCCATAGATAATATTGCAGACAAAGCAATATATTCCCCCATCAATCCCGTTGCGGTTGCGCTATTTAACAATTACACCAGCCGTTGCTGTCATTACGCCGATAAACAGCCCAATAATAACCACAACCAGCCCGACAGCAATAGCCCCTATTTTGAAATTTTCGATCATCTCTTGCGTGCGTTCGCGTTCCATTTTAAGTTGTGCTGCACGCGCTTCTTTGGCTTGCTGGATACGCTTTTGCCGTTCCGCTAGTATACCAGCCCAAGTTCCGTGACCAAATCGGAAATCAACCATTCGCGCAACTTCGGCAATCTGTTCTGCCGCCAGCCTTGCATCGATCATTTCCTGCGCCACAGACCGCACGCCAAACTGGTCGGCTAGTCCAACACCGGATTTCTTGTTGCTGGCTTGCTGCACCTGTTTTTGGCCGGTAAACAACGCATCTATCTGACCGGCGATTTGGCCTATATCTTGTGCAGTGGATATGTTGGATTTTATGAAATCGACTGATTGCTTTACAAGTGCTATGCCAGCCAGTGCGGTGCTGATAGGTTCCAAGATAGCTGACCCTCTTTAAGAAGTTGACACCGCCACCGCATCGGCATCAAGTTGGCAATCTCCCCAATATCGCGTGACATTTCAAAAGCGCGACTGCGACAAAGCTGCCGCGTTTCACTGTAAATAATTGAATGAAATTCGATGCAATTATCCGGTGCGCCTATTACGCAAGCCAGCACAATCGCTTTAAACATCGCCTTTTCTGCCAGTCAAAAACTTAACTGTGTCGGTTTCCCAGATGCGGATCAGAACCCAAATGCCTGTTGCAATAGCCACAATATCCGGTGCCATACCAACCCACGCAGCAAATGTGCCAGTGCCAGCCGCAACGTCAATGATGACTTTGTTTTCTTCGTTCATCAAACTACTCCAGCTTAAACGGCTGTAGAGCCAGCCATATCATCTTGCGTCATTACCCACGAATAGCAGCGGTCAAGAAATTGGTCGCCGCTTGATGCGTTGATTTCATCTAAACTTACATTGTACCTTTTAAAATCCACCTCGCGAGTGTCGTCCGTTGGTGATGCTGTGGCGTATGCTGACAGGTCAATCATCACTTGGAACTTTGGGTCTGACCCACGCTGGCGGCTCACTGAAGCGTTCACCACGCGGTAATAAGCGTTGTTAAATGCAATGCCGTATTGGCTTGCGCCTTCTTCTATGTTGTTTCTAATAGCCATTGTCTGTTCCTTCTAAGCGTATGTGACTTCAGTGGTTCTGATGTTCGCAACGGTTCTGATATTGTGTGCAGCCTCGCCGGTAAACGTAATAGCCAAGCAGTTTTTTGTGTTGTCTGCTGTTAGCGTCAAACCCCAATTAGATTGATTGTCTATAACTGTGATTGCGCTATTGGCCACAGTTGTTGTGCCACCATCGTTGACCAGCAACCCTTCAACACGCCACGATGCGTATGACTGTGCGCCATTTTGCATTGCTGTAATCGTGCCATCGAATGTCAAGCACTGGTCAGTTTGCACTTCTATTTGATTAAAGCTTGCGCTTGCCCCAGCATTAGTCGTTAAAACCGTTGGGGTGGCATCAGTGGTTGCACACCGCAAAATGTACATTGAACCTTGAGCGTCACCGAATGAGGCAAAGTGTCCAGCGGCAAAAGCAAATTGGCTTTGTTGAAATGCTCGAGATTGAAAACCAAAAGCCATCCCATACGTTGCGCTAACATATGTGCTTGTGCCTAGACCAACGCCTTTAGTCCCCAAAACCGAATTAGTGCTACCAATCCCAACACCGTTAGGACTATAAATAGTGTTTTGAGTGCCTATCGAAACACCTTCTATTGCAAGGCTTGAAGTTTGCTTACCAATTGCAACGCCATTTGTCTGAGTAGATTTTGATAATTGGCCTATCGCAATGCTATTAGAACCAGTCGCACCATAGCTTGATGAATTGCTAGCTATGGCTGCAGCAAAAGCATCCGCGCCGCTAGTGTACGAGTTTCCAAGAGCCACGTT